GATCTGAATGCGGGACCATATTTTTTTCTGGCTGATAAATCCCCCCTGAAGAAAAATTGTCACCTCCCGAACATCGCCATTCATTAGACAAGAAATGACAGAAACGCAACTTCACATTCTCGACTCGTATATCCAGGATATGGAGATCGAGAATGAAACGGAATCGACCCAAGAGGTTCGTTACGTCGGGGATGACCTATCCGACTGCGAAGAGGCCTCACCCTTTTCACCCCGCAAGAAGGGGAAAGGGGCCGGCACGAGCACAGCAACCTCTCGTAACAAGCGCAGCATCATCATTCACCTCTTCGGGACCACCTCCAACGGAGAGATGGCCCACGTGAACATCCAAGGATTCGAGCCGTTCTTCTACGTGAAACTCCCCAATCACCTTGTGGAAGTCCAACAGACCTTCCTCGCCCAACTCAAACGGCTCATTCACCAAAAGGGAGACTGGGCCCTGAAACGCTCCGACGCCTACGCCGTGACCTTCGAACGCCGCCAGGTACTCATGGGCTTCACGGGAGGGCGCGAGTTCACGTTCGCGAAACTCTCCGTCCAGTCCCTACAGGGCTGGCGCAACCTCAAATCCTACTTCCTCGACAAGGAGAACGGCTTCACCTTCCAGATCTACTCCAATACGGCCCCTCTGGAAGTGTTCGAGGCCAATCTGGATCCCATGCTCCGTTTCTTCCACCTCCGCAACATCAAGCCCTGCGGCTGGATCCGACTTGACTCCAACAGCTTCGACGAAGACAGCGGCGTCTACAATGTCAGCTGGGACGAGGTTTATCCAGAGGCAGCACCCGTCGTTCCGTGCGCCCCCTTCCTACACGCCTACTGGGACATTGAGTGCTTCTCCGAGAGCGGCGACTTCCCCCTACCCAAAAAGGGCTACGATTCCGTCGCGAAAGCCCTGATGGAACACGCCGGCAACGGAGAGGACGCCGTGGATCTCATTCTCCAGGCCGCCCTCTATCCGGACAACCCGCCCTCCGGTATGATCCCGATTCGTACGGTGAACAAGCTTCCGAAGCGCGACGTGTTCGAGGCCGAGTTGCGCCGCCCCACCCTCGTTGACGCGATCAGCGCCGCCCTCACGAACAAGTCGACGGACGAACTCCTGCGCGCCCTGAAGCCGCTGGCGCGTAAGTTCCCTCTCGCCGGCGATCCGATCATCCAGATCGGCGTCGTACTTGAGCGCGGGACAGCTCTAGCTGCCCCATTCCACGAGCGCCACATATTCGTCGTGGGGACCTGTGGGCCCGTCGAGAATACCGTGGTTCACTCCTACAGCACGGAGAAGATCATGCTTCACAGCTGGGCCGAGGCAATGGTCCAGTGGAATCCCGACGTCCTTCTCGGCTACAATACATTCGGTTTTGACGAGCGCTACCTCTGGGGCCGCTCAGAGGAGCTCGGCATTCATCAGTCCGAGGTCTTCCAGAACTTGTCGCGTCTATGCGACTCCGGAAAGGCCGTGGAGCTCGCCGAGAAGTTCCTCTCCAGCTCTGCCCTCGGCGATAATACCCTCCACATGCTCTCCATGTACGGCCGTCTATCCGTGGACTTGTACCAATACATCAAACGCTCCTTCACGCTCGCCTCCTATAAGCTGGACGACGTGTGTCAGCACTTCATGAGCGGCTCGCTGACCGACGTTGACTGCGGCTCGGAGATATGGCATCTGAATACGAAGATGACGTCCGATGTGGTACCGGGCCGCTACGTGGTCCTCTTGGACGAAACGGGCGACTGCATCGTTGATAAACTCCTTGTGAGGGGGGTCGTGCCGAAGGTCCGCGTCATCGTAGATGCCCCCGCCGACCCCGATCTGGCCCTCGCCGTCAGCCAGGCCGTCAAGTGGGCCGTCGTGAAGGACGACGTGTCTCCCCAGGAACTCTTCCGCCTGCACAAGGGCTCCGCCGAAGACAGGGCCAAGATCGCGTCCTACTGCGTGCAGGACTGTATTCTGGTGCGCGACCTCTATAAGAAACTCGACGTCTTCAATAACGCTATGGCGATGGCGAATGCCTGCTCCGTGCCCATTCCCTACATCTTCACGCGGGGCCAGGGCGTCAAGATCGAGTCACTCATCTTCAAGGAGTGCTACGAGCGCGGGCAGTGCGTGAAAGTGCTCCCGACGACGGCCTACGGCTCCGCCGCCGCCACGAACGAGGACAGTTACGAGGGGGCCATCGTTCTCGAGCCGAAGCCGGGGATCTACTACGAGGCCCCCATCGGAGTCGCGGACTTTGCTTCCCTGTACCCGAGCACGATCATCAGCGAGAATATCTCCTTCGACACGCTCCTCTGGGTGAAGGACTACGACTTGAACGGGAAGTTCAAGGACTTCGTTCTCGGCTCCGACGATCAGGAGGCGGCCGCGAATATTCAGTGGACCGATATCACATTCGATGTGTGGGGGACGGACCCCGCCGATAAACGCAAGCACCCCGCAAAGATCAAACAGGGCATGCGCGTTTGCCGGTACGCCCAATACGATTCGGGCGTGAAGGGGACTCTTCCCCAGATCGTCCAGAAGTTGCTGGCGACCCGAAAGGAGAAGCGGAAGGAGGCGGCGAAGGAGCCGGATCCCTTCAAGAAGGCGCTCCTGGATGCCGAACAGCTGGCGTACAAACTCACGGCGAATTCACTCTACGGTCAACTCGGCTCCGCCACGTTCAAGATCCGCCTTCAGCATCTGGCCGCCTCCGTGACCGCCTACGGACGCAAACAGATCATGTTCGCCAAGGCCGCCATCGAGCGCTTCTATGGCCCGGGCGCAGATCCTCGGTGCTCCGCCGAGATCGTCTACGGAGACACGGACTCTCTCTTCGTGAATTTCAACCCTGTTGGGGCCGATGGGAAACGCCTAGAGGGAAAGGCAGCCATAGAGGCCACGATGCATTTGACCGAAGAGGCGGGGAAGTTCGTCACCCGTGTTCTCAAGGCCCCGCACGACTTCGAGTATGACAAGGTGTTCTACCCGTTCATTATCTTCTCGAAAAAGCGCTACGTGGGGAACAAGTACGAGGAATCCCCGGACTCGTACTACCAGAATTCCATGGGTATCGCCACCAAGCGGCGCGACTATGCCCCGCTCGTCAAAGTCATCTACGGCGGGGCTCTCCAGATTCTGCTGACGGAGCGGAGCGTGAAGGCGGCCTACGATTTCGTCCAAGAGAAGTTGCTGGAGCTCGTGGAGGGCAAGATGAGTCTGAATCTGCTGACGATGAGTAAGTCCTTGCGCGCCGAGTATAAGACACCCTCGCCACCGGCACATAAGGTCCTGGCGGATCGGATGCGTCTTCGGGACGAGGGGACTGCTCCCGCCTCCGGTGAGCGCGTGCCGTTCATCTACATTCTTCCACCGACTGGCCAGCTCGCCTCTAAGCTACAGGGGGATCGTGTGGAGCACCCGACCTACATCAAAGAGAAGGGCTTGAAGCCGGACTACAAGTTCTACATTCAACACCAACTCATGAATCCTCTCGTGCAGCTCTTCGCTCTTGTCGTGGAGCAAATTCCGGGCGTGACCGTTCCAAAAGGTGGATGGGAGAATGGCGACCGAGAAATCACTACGACACAGGTTATGTTCGAGAAAATTCTGGCGATGTGTGATCGGGCGGCCATGCGTCGCTTCGGGAGCGAGTTCTTCGGAACGCCCGTGGTGAAATCGGAGCCCAAGAAGGAGCCTGTCGCCCCGAAACGAATGTCCGAGCGTCTGGCGAAGAAGCCCGTCCAGGCGTCTTTGAACACGTACTTCGCGGACAAGATGCTCCTGAAGAAGCTGGAGTCGACGAAGAAGAGCGGTTAATCGGCGCTTAAGAAAATTGAGGGGGGTCTCGCCTGTTTTTAAGGCATAGAATGGAGCTGCCTGTGTATTCTACTGAGTGGGAGAAGATCAACCTCGTTTCTACATTTCTGATGAGCGGTCCGCCCTGCGGATGGCTGTTCCTGGTAGGGCCTGGTGGAGATGGAAAGAGCATGGCCACTAACGAGGCTGTGACACTCTGGAGAAAGTCGTTGGGCGAGGACACGGAAGATCCGATTAGCGATATTCTGTATTTACCCTGCTATAATGAAGGCACCGAGCACAAGATAGTACTGATGAAAAGGGGAGAGGCTCCAGTTGTAAAGACGATCGTCCATATTAACGTCTGGACGCACGAGTGGGAGTTTATGGCCATGGAGTGGAATGCGACAGTTGCGCGGTTTGTGCGGGGGAATGAGTCGTCTGCCTAAAATAGAATGAACGACTATCTAGCTGTCGCAGAAGGCTTGGATGGGTATAGGGCCGCCTGCAGAAGGAACACCATGAATTGGGAGGCGCGTGAGGGGCAGGGCTACGAGATGGCTGCAATTTCGGAGACGGCCACGAATTTTTTACAGAAGGCGGCGAATTCCATTCCTCTTCTCGCCGGATCCGAAATTGTTATTGTGAATTCCGAGGCGGACAACGGATTTCCTCATACTCGTCCACCGAACCTCATTTGTCTCCCAGCCTCTCTCTGTATGGAGAGAGAGGCTGCGGACGATTTTCGAATTACTCTGGCCCACGAAGCAATTCACGTTCACCAGAGGAAGAATTCGGATCTGTGGCGGAGATTTATGGGGAAGGAGGGGTGGACTTGGACTCCTGATTCCACAATTCCGTCCGAATTGCGGGAACGCGCCAGGATAAATCCAGATACGATGGCTGTACCCTTTTGGGCCTGGGAGACGTACTTGATCCCGCTCCCTCTTTTTCGTCCCTATAGGAAGCCCACGTTAGCCAATGCGGTTGTAGAGTGGTACGATATACGATCGGGGACCTTGGCCCAAGACTTTCCCAAGACCTTCTTAGCGAAGTACGGAAAGGGAATTCACCAGCCCGAACACCCGTACGAAATTTACGCGGAGAAATTCTCGGAAGATGGGGTGGATAGTTTTGAGGAATTGGAGGGGAGGTTGCGGTAATTTATTTTATTGGGGTAATTATAGAACTGAAATGTCGGCTATGGAGGGATACGGCCCCAGATCATACGCCGTACTATCCCCCATTCCTCATGACACGGTTATGTTTGTCTTTGATAGTCTAATAGAAGCATACGCAGAGGAAACAAACCCGGAACATGAGTTCGAAGTTAAGAGTGGGAGCTGGATGGGGGGGGGTAAAAAAGATTTACAAAACAAGTGAAAAAATAAAAGATCGTGCGCAATGGGAGATTCAGCGAAAACTTCAACTTTCAGATGCTGTAAAAAAACTTGAAAACCAGATGGATCCCAGGTTTAAAGTTTTACTTAAAGATAAAAACAAACTGACACAACGTGACATAAAGGCAATGGAGAATTGGACTGTAACTGTTGCGAGATATGATAGGGTTGATCCCCACGCAGTCTGGAATGAATGGTTAAGAAAAAACACAGAAATGCATGAAATCGTTAAACGCGCTTTGGAGGAGGCGCGCAGGGCGGCAGGGGCGGCGACGGCAGCGGCGGCAGAGGCGGCGGCAGATGCTGAGCGCCTAGGAGTGGGGACGCTAGATCAATGTAAGGAAACTCTAGCGAGATTTAAGGAAGAAAATGCCAGGCTTGTCGAACGCCTTGCGCGCTTGGCGGGGGCGGCCGTGGAAGGCGGAGCGCGTAAAAGAAGCCGCAAGAACCGTAGACGCCGCAGCAAGCGCACCCGCCGCCACTAAAATTTCCACAAATCCGCCACCACATTTACGGTCTTCGTGGGCACAGGTGGTCCCGCCGTCTGTA